GGAAACTTTAATTCAGGGATTAAGATAGAAGAGTTAACTCTTTCAAAGAACTCATCATAGCTATAGATAGATCCTTCATAGTTAATGCCACTAGTATCCTTTGCATATACGGCTAATGCTTCAATAAAATCTCCTAAATCCTGCGGAATATTCTGCACTCCAGTAGAAGCGGTAACTGCAAATTCTTTTCTTTTGACCAATAAATGATCATATTCAAACTTTTTAGTTTTTCTAAAACGAAATATTACAGCTGAAATCCAATCGCCAACTGATCTATTGATTGATCTATCGATGTCTTTAGGCGAAACAAAACCGGCTTTATTCTTTTGAATAATGCTCCGGATAAAGTCGTGCGCATCTTTAATTGATACTGCCATTGATTTTTATTTTAAATTAAATCAAAGTTATGAAATTTTATCTATAAAAGACAATGCCCTAGCTCAAAGAACTAAGGCATTAGTATTCATTTAATCATCAATAAAACGTACTCGCTATTTTCTCATCCTAGACACGATTTCTGATAACGCGTCTAATACATTAGTTTCTAAGTGTAGCTTTGATTCAACGGGGATTTCTGCAATGCCATCTAAGATATCTAAGTATGTTTTTACTTTCGAGTCTTGGATGCCAAGGAATTTAATATGCCCCATCTCATCGTTACTAATAGCATCTGAAGGAATCATAAATTGAATCATATCTTTTTGTTTGGTTGAGTAAAGATACTTATAAATTTATTTTAGTCCCAATCATACCTAAATAACTTTGCGGAATAATTGGATTAGTATTGAATCCCGTTTTTAATGCGAAATTAAACTTAAAGCTTGTCTACTGCAGATTATGTAGAGGCATTGACTATTTATTTAACTATAAGTGGCAATACGAAAGAAGGCAGTATCTTTAATTGGGATGAATTTTTAGAGGTTCAAAATAGCAAGATATTATTCCCTACAACAGACGAACCTGCTGCAACTATTTATGTAGCAGAAGAATCATCTGTTAATGTACCAAAGATTCAATTTGCCCCTGTGCCTGCAAGTGGAGTTACTTATGATTATACATTAGTGTATATGAGAAAGCCCGCAAAGGCTGTTTTCGCATTTACGACTAGCTCAGGAAACATTACTTATAATCCAACTGGAAGCGTTGACATTGATATAGACGACAGATACTTTACAGATATTATGACTAGAGCATTAATGTATCTAGGAGTTTCACTTAGAGATGGAGATGTAGCATCTACTGAAGCTATGAGAGACAACAACCAACGCTCTGACCAACAATAATTATGATAACTAAAAACATATTATCTGAGCAGATACAAAGGATATATGCTCGTTTTATAGATAAAGAGAACTTGTCAGATGTAATTGATACAAGAGAGATTAATCTTATTATGAATCAAAGCATCAATAAGGTTCTTAAACTACAGGTAGCAGATTCATTTAAGGCAGGTTTAGTAGATGTACCTAAGTGCAACTTACTTGAGTACACTTGTGCTGTAACAGCTGATGCAGGAAATAATCGTTCTTACATTACATTGCCCGCAATTCCATTAACATTGCCTATGGATATGGGTATTTGGTCTATTGCAGCAGCTACTGGAGCAATGACTCCTTATATACCTATTCCTGCTCAAGATGTTCTTGTTTTTCAAGGAGCTAATTTGAGTTACTTAGAAGGTAAGATTGGATATTACTTACAAGGTAAAAGAGTTTACTTTACTAAAAATATTACGCTAACAGCTAACGGAACCGTTACGTCTGTTGTAGTTAATTTATTAGTTATGGACTTTAGTCAAATTGGAGATAATGATGTTTTACCTATTTCTCCAGAAGTAGAATCTGCGATTATTGACGATGTTTTGCAGACAATTAGTAACGGGCGAGTATCACAAGCAGAACTTGCTAGTAAACAACAATAATAATGAAGACTAAGAGTTTAGATGTTATTGTAAGAGACACGCTATTAGATAGCGGCTTACCTTTGCATTATTATACTAGATACCTACACCACGGACTGCGATGCTTGGATGAACTCTCTATGGACTTTGATATGGGCAACGTTAAGACTGTTGTTCTTAGTGTTACTGACTATCGTCGCGCTATTCTCCCTGCTGATTTTGTTGATGTTGTGGATGTATCTGGAAAGCACGGTGAGCGGCTTTTACCATTAGAGCGAGTTAGAAACTTAAATAAATTATATAATCGTGATTCCGAAGGTAATAAGATTCCTTATCCAGCAGAGCAATCAGTTAATTATGATGCTGAATTTAATTATAACTTAATTAGCGGTGGTGCGACAATGAACTCCAGAGGTGAGTTAATTGGTCGCTTCTATGGTCGTCAAAGAAATCCTTTAATGACCTATGATATTGACACTGTTAATTCGGAACTAGTGTTCAGCAACACAATGGACTTGATTGAAGTTACATTAACTTACATCACTTCAGCAGTGTCTCGTTCTACAGCTAATGTAGTAACGCCATACGCTACTGACGTGATAAGTAAGTATATTGTAATGATGGCAGCAAAAGCTGAAAAAGCAAGATTAGGAGAGTATCAATTAGCGCAACAAGATTACCTAAATGCTCGTAGAATTTTTAGAGCTAGAATGAATGCAATGGATTACGCAGAAATGATTGCACTCATTAGAAATGGTATTCACGGCGCACTTAAAAACTAATTAACATAATGGCTAAAGTATCTTTAAAAGCTACAGGCGGATTAAATAAAGATGTTGACCCGAATTTATTGCCTGAAGGCGATTACACGGCAGCAACTAATATAATCTTTGATTCAGGTAAAACAGGAGGAGCTGGAGCAATTAAGATGCTTGAGTCGATTACTGCGGCTGGAATTAACTTTTCGACTCATACTGTTAAAGTAACTTTTCAAGCAGCAGATAATCAAATATATGTGTTGACGAAAGATTCAACTTATGCATATATTTATAGAATACCTACAACATTAGATTCTAAAACCCTTATTCTTAGTTACATTCATAGTGTTACTACAGACTTTGCTCCTGACTTAAAAGTGTTAGATAGCAATATTGTGTGGAATTATCACGGGACAGGAACTCCTTTATTGTTTTCTTTAGATGGATGGTCTACTGCGGTAACTCCTGCTATAGAAGATTTAAAATTAGCTAAGCGAACGCCTAACAATGTATTTACTGTAGAGAAGAATCAAGGTGCACCAGATTCAGGATTAGAGTTCTTAGAGAATAGAGATTTTCAATTTGCAGGTAGATACCAATATCGTTCAGGAGAATATTCTGTTTTAGGCTCATACTCTCAAATGTACAAAGGTGCTGAAGGAGTTAGTAGCTATACTTTTACTTATTCTTTTACAGGAAAGCCTGCTAATGCAGAATTCTTTGAGTTATACGCAAGAATAGGGAATACGGGCATTTGGAGACGTATTGATACAGCTAAGATTGGTACTGACACAGGATTAAGCTGGACAGGTCAAATATATGAAAGCTTAGATACTGTAACTACGGGTAAGCCATTTGATGCAGTTCCAATAAGCGCTAAACACATTGAAGCTGCTAAGAATAGAGTTTTCTTAGCAAACATTGTTGATGATTATGATGTTTCTTCGGCTAACCTAGACTTTACAATATCTGAGTTAATAACTGAAACACCAAGTGATTACCGACCATCTACAACATCAGGAACTTACGGCACATATTTAACTACTGATAACTTAGCTGAGGCAGGTATTAGTAGCAGAGAATCTACTTCTACTGCATATTACAAGCCGTTTGCTAATGATTCAACATATGGTATAGGATTAGCTTACTATGACGAAGCTATGAAGACGCGCGGAGTTGAAAAGTATGTTAAGTTTAAGACAGGTAAATTTGCTTACCCAATCTTACCTACAATTAGGGTTGGATTAAATGCAGGCTGGGTAAAACCTAGCTGGGCAAAGTATGCACAATTAGTATATACCAAGAATATATCTAAGTCATATATCTACGAAGGATTTGCAAGTAATATCTTTTTTGAATTAACGTCTCTTGAAACAGACCCTTCGACTAAAGCAGTTACAGAGATAACTACTATTTCTCAATCCATTACAGCTGACCAATTTAAGAACGTCAAGTTTATGGTTGTTGACTTGATGGGAATGTTTAGAGCGGGTTTAATCTATAACTTTTCAGCTGACGACAGAATTACAATTAATACTCCTAATGGATTATTTGATTTTAAAATAGATAGTCAAAACGATAACTTCCTTTATTGTAAGTACGATAAGGGGACAATGTCAAATCCTGTTATCCCTACCTCAAGGAACTTATACTTTGAGATTTACACGCCAAAGCAGGTTCCAGAAGACGAATCATTGTTATTCTATGAGTATGGAAACTTAATGGATATTAGTTCTTGGGCAGCATCTACTAATAAAGATATTTCTGGTGCAGGAACTTTAAATACAAACAAGCTATTAGGGGATATGGTATTCTCTAAGATTGACTTACCTGTATATTCATCAGCGCCATTTATTTATAATACGTCTAAATCAAGTCCAGCAGTTTATGCTAATGATGCGGTTACAGTTGCAAATATTGCGTTAGCAGAAACAATGCAGTCTTCATTAAATGGAGCAGGTACTGCAACAGACGTATTATTAATTCCTGTCTATACAACATTTGGGGCTAATGCAGATGAGGCAGTATTTATTGATTCATCAGGAGCATCTAGTTCAACTGGTCCTGAGTTAAGAATATCAGGATATTATGATGCTGCAGACCAAGAATCAACTAATAAGCTGACAATTAATTATTATATTAAAGCAACTCAGACTTTTGTTTTAAGTACTATTCCTCCTAGTCCTTCT